CTCGGCGGTAATTCCCCTCCTTGGCTTCCACTTCCCCACCCTCGCCATTATTGTTGATTGTAGCTGATTCTATGAGCTTATCTGGGGTGTATTCGGTGTGTACAGCTTTTCCAGTTAGCTCCAATTCATCGAAATCTGGAGATTCATCATCGTCTTCATCAAAATCTTTGGTTTCGGTTACACCGACCTTGACGGACTGATGGCTGTTAAGTTGGATAATATCTACATGAGAGAATGCGATAACATATTCCTTTCGAGTATGTGGGTCCTGGACGATCGTAACCTCTGAGAACATTTGAGGCATGATTAGAAAGCCAGATTGGTTGTTCTGGATGGCTGACACGTAGACACCTTCATGGTAGCCAATAGGCGCTTCTTCATCGTAGTCCTCATAAAGTTCTTGCATGCAATTAAATTCTTGCACGTCAATAGTACCTCTAAGGCTTTCATCTTCGTCATCCTGACCATGAACTCCGCAGACATACCCGGTAATCTTTTGGGTATACATTGGTTTGCCGTTACGATCAAGCAGATTCTTACCAACGATATTGTTGATAGAATCTGCTAATTTCCCTGCTACGCCTAATCCTTTTCCGTTAATGTGATGTGGTTTATTTTCCATTTCCTAAATACTGTTCAAATTCTGGTTCGCTTGTAAATTTCGCTATCTTGAAAGGAAGGGTTATCTCTTTTCGATAACCAGAAGTTCCAAATGTAGTGTGGACTTCTCCTACCATATAGAATCCCTGTCTTACAGGCTGTCTTTTATCAACAATAGATACAATATCTGTAGGCTGTATATCCAAGTCTCCAAAAACAGTTAAGTTTCCATTGATACCTGTAGTATTGTATTTCTTTTGGCCATAGTAGGTCCAAGCAGCTTGCGCCAATTCTTCTTTTGTGTATTGTTTTTTACTGGTACCCATGTAAGGAATAACCGTATATTGGCTTAAATCAACCTTGTTGATAATCTTCTTTTCTTTTTTCTTTTTCTTCTTGGCATTTGAATTACCACCTTTAGTCTTGTCTTCTTTTCGTCCAGTTTCGTGAATATTCACAACACGGTATTGTTTCTTATCCTCGTCATCTGGAATAACAGTTAAGTTAATGAAGCCATTTTTCTTGCCGTTCGGTGCAGAGGCACGGACAGCTATAAACTTGGGATCGACATTGATAATATTCAGATTATCATTGGCCACATCCCAATCCATTTGAATCTTAACTGGTTCTATGCCTGCTTCACGATTCATTATAGATACAATTTTATCTACAGACTCTTCAGGTTTAGAATCATCACTGAAGTAGGTTTTACCAATACATAATTGTGGTTGATTCAAGGCTCCTTCTCTACGCATAAAGCAGAATATGCCAGAGTCAACCCATTTGGCCAGAACATCAGCAACAACCAATTCCTTAGTTAACTCTATATTGCCAAGAGTTATGTTGGATTTTTCTACATTCGGATGAACTTTAATCGGAGTATTCTTAAGCAAATCAAATTTGCTTCCTTTTAAAACAAGATCGTTGACTTTGGCATTCTTTAAACTGATTCGTGGAACTCCAACTTTTTTGAGACAACTAAGCATGTCTTCACACTGTAGTTCGATAGGCGTTGTGGCAGAAACTTTAGTAATATACCCCGTAAACAATAAAATAAACTTATTGTTACGATTGTCACTGGAATATCCATTAAATTCCCCTGTTGGGTTTTCTTTAGTCGGGAACTCGTCGGCATATAAAGGATTATCTGTATATCCAACTTTGATTTGGATGCGGTTACCAACTTTAAGGTCTGCTGCTTCCAGTTCTTTTTCGGCTTTAGAACGCTGTACTTGTACAACACCAAGTTCACTTATTGTTGTGAATATAGGCTGCTCTTTTCCGCTTGCAGTTGATTTTGTAGAATCCTTACCTTTTTCTTTGGAGCCAGGTTGTACTACATCCTGATCACTTGCTTCTGTTTTTGGGTTGGCAACATACGCAGTCTCAATTTTGCGAAGCATAGTACCACGAGGAAATCTAACAACAGCTGTGCTAATTAATTCTCGGTAGTTTTGATTTACATCTATGTTCGCTACCTCGTAGAGTGTAATGCATTCGTTTTCTTTTGGAACCCCGTCTTTAAATTTTTCGGGGTCCCAAATCATAATCTGACTGATAAGAATATTAACCTTATTGTCATGGATATCAGTATAAGTAGGTGTCTTAAATTTCATTTTAATCTAATGCTTTATTGAGGTACACACTGGCGGCTTTCTTCGAGATATCTTCAGCTCCAGCAACAGCACCATTAACCACTTTCTTGGTAATAGACTCTGAAAGCTTCTGACTACCTGTTAACTTAGTGAGTTTTTCATTCATAAGCCCCACCCAACCTTTTTCCGCTGGTGAAGTTGAAATCGCTTGGTCAAGTATTCTAATTGTATCTTGTGCTACAACTGTTTCTCGATCTGGTTGGAGACCGACACACTCAAAGCTATATTCCTGGGTGTTTTCAAATCCTTCTTTTGGCGTGAGAGACCAGCTCTTAATGATGAATTTATCGATACCAAATTGTTTTAGAACGATATGATTACAACGAATTACACCCTTATAATTCATGATTTGAATGAACTTCTGAACTTCTGCAGCTGGGTAAACACCAGAGACATTAGAACACATTCGACCACTTACAGTGAACGAAACATCACCATTGCTAACTAATTCTTTTCTTGTATAATCTCGTCCTTGAACTTGAGTGAGGATGATATTCTTCTCACTATTCATTGTAACTAAAGCGGAACAGTCGAACCATACAAGAGTGTCAGTAGTATCAATCTTATTGAATTCTTGATGAAATGCAATATCAGATTGTGATTTCATATCCGCAGCCCTATTTGCTTTGTATGCGCTTTCAAATTTATATGGTATAGGAGTTGCTAATTTAATTCCCATAATAAAAGCAGTTCTACAATAGTTTCCACGCATATCTACAGCTGGAATATAAGCTTTACCCTTATTTACAGACAATTGGCCATAATGAGCTATAACATTGTCCCGGTCATACTTCTTGACTAGGTCTATAGTATTTCTGAATTTTGCTTCATCCTTGCCATATAAGACCCTTTTTAATGCCTTTTTACCTTTCTCAAGAGCATAATCTTGTGCTTTCTTCAGTGCATAGCGAGCGATAGGAGCAGCATAAACAGACTTGAAGTTTACAACTTTATCTCTATCGTAGTAGTATGCGATTTTACTACCCTTTACGGTACTCAATCCAAGAGCATCTCCCAGCCAACGATTTTTGGCTGAGAGTGCTGAGATTGATAAACTTGTTCCTATTTCAAAACCCAATTGTCTGGCTGGGTTACCAATTAAATTAAGATTCTTCATAAATTACACAATGTCATTTTGGTTAATTACTCCAGAGTATGCGTTAGCAGCCTGGGCGAATAACTGATAAACAGATGTGGTGATTTTGTCTTGCAATGCATCTACCATAGCTTGATCGTCACTACCAAATTTCTTAATCTCAGTATTCGCAAAGTTTGCGAGGTTTGTGATATTGAAGTTGATTTGGGTTGGGCGACCAGCTTGTTGGTTGTAACGTGACTTGTAGCCATCAGTCTTATTTCCCGTTTCAGGGACTTTGAACTTGTTGTTGTGGCCTTTTTTGCCTTCGTTTAGCATGCCGTTGAAATCCTTGTTAGCACCACCTTTGCCGTCTTTCCCCTGGTTAGGCTTATTGAAGTTCTTGTCCCATCCTGTAGTATGGGAAATAATCGTTGCCAAGTTAGGAATTGAACTCCACCAGCCGTGCTTTAACCATCCTTCTACGCCTCCATGCTTTAGCCAATATTGTCCACCAGAAGTATTGATATATACATCGTTAAACCATTGCTTAGCAAAATCTCGATACATAGGAGAAAGCTTTTGGCCAGGCTTCAAAGTGCTACGAAGCATGCTTTCAACTATTTCTGGGGATAGTTTGCCCATTTGGTCAAGCTGATCCAAACATGACATAGCCCAAGAAAGTTTTTCTCCGATAGAGCGATGGAACCAAAGCCCCATTGCCTGGAATCGATTAAACAGATTTTCCCATGCAACATTTCCATTATCATTAATAGGCAATGTGAAGTCTACAGCTTTACCACGCAAATCATTCACATGGATCATAATTTGGCTAATTGACTCAGAAGCTTGCAACAAGGTGTTGTTGGCGTATGTTTCACATTTTTTGATGTAATCATCGACATAAGAGAAAAGAGCATATCTACCCTCCTGTGAGTTGATGATATCATCTTTGCGCATATTGCTTAAATCCAAACCTGCAATTGAACGGCTTTTACCCCAGTTAGCATATTGGTTTCGGATAGCATTGATGTTTTGTGAATAGATAGCCTTATTGTTGTTATTCCATTCGTTTTTGGCTTCTTTGGCACGTCTCCACTTCATCCAGTAGTCGATACCTGCAGTTGCGTTTCCTGCAGCCTGGGATTTAATGGCCAATTGTGCAATACTGCCTTGTTCTGCAGCGCTCTTGATATCGTCAATATATGCAATACCAGTATTGATATCCTTAAAGCTATTCCACTTTACACCGCCCTTGATATATTTGCGCATGTTATAAATGTGGTTTCTCCACATGTTTTCAGCATACTCTTGTGGGTGGGTGTATGTGTACCAGTTTGAAGCATAAATGTCTTTAAACTCTCTGGAGTTCTTTAACATAGGATTGTTACGGCTAGTCTTGATGGTGTTTCTAAGACGTTTTGCAGCGTCTCCTAAAACATTTTTATTACCATTGACTGTTGCAATGATTTTGTTGCCGTAAGCAGTTCCTGCATTTGTTGTTGCTAAAGCGCTTCTGCTTTTAGCCAGATTACTTCTCGCTTTATCAGTAGCATCGTTTATAGTTTCGACAAGCTTATAAATGCCATAACCAAGGGCAGCGATAGCACCGATAGCCAAAGTTACAGGTCCAACAAGTCCGGCAATAGTTATAGCCAAGTTTTTAAATAAGCCAGAGACACCACCTTTTAATGAGCCAAAACCTAAAGTTCGTCCCCAGAATCCGAAAGATGTAGAGAAGACAGACTGCATAGTCTTCTTCCAGCCTAATTTCTTGCGTAGCGCTATAGCTCTGGCAACTCTGTCTTGTGAGAAATCAAGATTTGCACCAAAGTTATTAATCAGTAAGTCTGTGAAGCTATCGGTCATATCACTATTACCTACATTCCTAAGGCCATTATTTAACCTTACAATGGCAGATAGAGTATCTACAATTGTTCTTCGGAACTGAACAAATGGACCAATGGCAAACTTTATCTGATTAGCAAGAAGCTGGTAGTACATCATGTACTTAAAGACAAAAGAGAATTTGTTAAACACCTTCAGCCACATACCAGCGATACTAAATATCATCTTACCTAAGTCCATCAGTGTTGTTATTATCTTTTCGAACAACTGGAGAGTGTTCTTATCATTAAAGATTTTAACAAGCTTCTTCAAGGATTCAATAATCTTGGTGAGATTCTTCTCAAAGATTTGTACACCCATTTCGGTAAATGAAGATGTAACCTTTGCCCAAAGTCCCTGAATGGTGTTCTGCTTTTCGTTTGATACCGCTTCAGATAAACCTGATACACTTGCGTTCTTGGCAGCCAAGCTTTTCACTTGACCCATATTTTGAATCAAGGCAACGGCACCAGCTGTTGATGTTACACGGAAGAGTCGGCTTACAACCTGATCTAGCTTATCCTCGTAACCAAGTGTATGTGATTTCTGCTCTACCTCAGACAAAATATCCATCAAGTTACGTGTTGTACCATCAGAGTTTCTTGTCTTGATACCCAGAGCATTCCACATTTCTCTTTGTCCCTTGTTAGGGTTGATTACATTCTGCATCATCATTCGCATAGTAGTACCGGCCATAGAAGCCTGGATACCGCTATTACCCATGATACCGATCATAGCCAAGAGTTGGTTCAAAGGCAAATGAGAAGCATTAGCAATACCGCCAGCGTACTGCATGGATTCGGCAAGCATCATCATATCAGTATTGGTGTTCGTAAATGTGCTGGTCAGCATATCAGCCATCTTACGAGTATCCATCATTTTCCCAGCCTTTCGATAGGTGGTCATAATGTTGGTCATCTTATCAGCAGTTTCGCCCAGGTCAGTATCACCAATCAAAGCAACGTCAGCAATAGGCTTGATCGATTGTTTGATTTCACCAATTTTCATACCTGCCATAGCCATAAAGCGTGAAGCTTCTGCTACCTCTGGTGCTGTAAATTTGGTTTCCTTACCGACCGAACGAACAGTATTCTTCATGCCTGTAAATTGACCGTAGTGCTCTGAGTCGGTTCTTTTAAGAATAGCCTCTGCTGTTTTCATGGTGTTCTGGTAGTGTACTGACTCCATCATAGAGTTAGAGATAGCGCCCATCAAGCCACCAACAGCGGCCATAACACCCATATCTCGGAACATCTGAACGGCCATAGGTGTATTGGAACCAAGCGAGGTATTACCAATCCACTGATATAATTGAGAACGTCCAGAACGACCATAACCTCTACCGTTATGATTTCCTAAATTATAGTATTTCCAACTTCTTGTTCTCTGTCTTGCAGTGGTAGCGGAACCTTGAGATTGATATTTAAAATCTTTCGATGAGAAAGCTCGGCCTCCAAGCATTGGAATTACGACCTCTCCTGTACCAACGGAATAAGGTGCAGCCTTTGACATAACGTAGTTCTGAGTATTGGTAGTTCTTGCTCTTTCAACAAGACCTTCAAAAGCTTTTGCTTTTCCCTGAGCAAGTCTTAACTCGGCATTTTGCATCATAGGATATGCCTGTTCAAGCATACCATGACCCTTACGCTGTCGCTTCAAACTTCCGCTGTTAACAAGGTGTTCTGCCTTTTCTTTCAGCTTCTTGTAACTATCCATGTCTCTAGCAAATGCTTCCATCGACTCTCGCATGTGCTTGAAATAATTACCCAAAGACAATTTTCCTGCAGAAGTGGTTCTGGTTCTACTTTCAACCTGTTCAAAGCCTTCCATTGCGTCAGAGGCTTTAGCTGACAGATATTCGAGTTTCATCCAGTTCTTAGGGTTAAAGAAGCCCTTGCCCATGAGCGCTGAGCCTATCTTAGATTGATCGGTAACAAACTCTCTTGGATTGTACATTCCCCACTTACGAGCATTCATGCCCAGTTTGCCACCAAAAGTCCAGTCTTTGTTGTTGACAGCATTAGCAAAAGGAGCTATTGACTGTTCCTGGAATGCTTTGTCAAATCTCTCAAATGCTTGTCGACCAGCCTTTCTGTCTTTGCCAATCATTGCACTCTTGAATCCTTGCTGGAAAGGTGTCATTATAGTTTTGTTTCCACCTTTACCTTTGCCACCTTCATTGGTTTTGACATCTTCCTTCACATTAATAGTGATAGGTTCTTTCAACTTACTAACTTTGGCAATAAGTTCGTCAAGTTTGGTCGCAGCGGCAGCTGTTTCAAGAGAAACTGGAATATCCTTCACTGAAGATTTGAGCTTATTAGCTACCTCTGTAATTTGTTCAGTTGCACCTGAAAAAGAGAAAATTTTATCAAACTTACCAAATGATTCTTTAAGTGCTTTTAAAGAGGCTGATCTTTCGGACGCACTACCTAATGTCGGAGTAACCTTAATCTTCAAATCAAGGTCTTTTTTAGCCGTATTTATAGCTTTCTTTAAGGATGCTGCTGAAACCTCTGGAGTTAGTTTGATTTCTTTCTTAACATCCTTACTGATATTGAGTTTGCTGACAACACCAGTCAAGTTTACTTTCTTATCCAACCCCTTCTTGGTTTCGATAAGAGACACAATGCCCCTTACCTCGATTTCTGGAGTAGTCTTAGGCTGATTAACACCAATGATGTTAGCCTTGACATCAATCGAAGTATCTTTTGGTTGATTGACACTTGTAATGTTACCCTTAACATTGACGGTGCCAACTTCTTTTTCTTGAGCTTTTTGTGTTTCCTTCTTTGTGTCTGCAACAGATGTTACGAGAGCATTCTTGAGCTTTTCAATCTCTGTCTTTGCCGTGGTTATGCTCTCTGGATCAAGAACAAACTTAGAGGTAATTTTTTTGAGAGGTTCCAACTGCTCTGCTTGCTTTGCGACACCATCCAGAACAACATTGATATGAATATCTTTAGGAATATTCAATAGGCTGTTGGAAATGTCTGCAAGAGGCTTAAAGGCACCTTCTGCAGCGCCTGTCAGATTAACAATCGGCTTAGATATCTCGGATGCAGCCTGGCCAATTGAAGCTAAATTCTCTTGAGTTTTCTTGGCAGCAGAAACCGATGAGCTACTTCCACTACGTTCTTTTAAAACGCTTTCATTGTGTGCTTGAAGTTCGTTATCAATATCAGTTTGAAGTTTCTTGGCTTTATTTTTATATATCTTTTCAAATGCTTCACACTCACTTAATAACTTCTCTAATTCCTTATTATTCCAAAGGTCAGAATCGGTTTCGTCTAAGTCAATTTGATTAATTCCTGAAATTTTACCATTCTTTGTTAGGTGTTCAATAGCCTTATTGACTAATGTCATTTTCTTAGACAGCTCGCCATTCTCATATAAATCTCCAATTTTTTCATTGTCGGCATTAATCAGTTCTTGAATGGCATCAGCACGTCTACTCCATTTCTTATATTGTTCTTTTGTCTGAGCCAAGTCTGTTTTTGGATCAATAGTCGGCTTTTCTACAGGCTTTTCTACAGGCTTCGAAGTTGTTGTGTTTTGGACTGCTCCAGTATATTGTGAAATCAGTCTTTGGAATTCTTCTATCTTTTTAATAGCATCATCGACTTGTTTAGTATCGACTTTTATGTCGATAGCAGGAATTTCTGTCTGAGCAAGTTTGCTAAGTTTTTCAAACTGTTCTGAGAAATTTTCCGTTAAGTCGATTTTGCCAAAGCCTTTTTGGATATTGTCAACTACTTTTGCAGCTTGCTCTTCAAGAGGAATATAGCTCTTAATAGCTGAATCTACAACTTCTTTCTGTGTTTTTGTAAGTTGTTCATATCCGGCAGAACCGTTAAGCTGATTAAGGGCACTATCTAAAGATTTTGAAAGGGCAGATAGATTCTTGACCCTATTTTCTGCCTCGGTGGTATCAACTTTAGTTGAACCAATATAACCCGT